GCCCACGTTAGCATTACACGCCGTCGTTGTTGACTGCGAACGACACGGCGTGGCGGACAGCCACATCGCAAGTCTGGAGAGCAACGATACGGACGGTGCCGGAGGTCGATGCGGTGTAGGGGTCGACGGTGATGTCGAGACCGCCGTACATGCCGATCAGCAGGTCCGCGAAGTTGCCGAAGTACAGGTCGCCAACGGTGACTTGGTTCGACACGATTGCGCGGTAACCGTTGATCGTGTTGCCCGGCTCCACAACGAACTGGCCCGAGCCAGCGTCCTTGAGGGTCGTCTTCAGCGCGCCATACATCGAGGCAGGCAGGATGTATGCGAGGTTGCCGAGGAGTGCGTTGTCTTCTGCGACAGCGGTTTCCATTGCGACCACTTCTGCGAAGGTCGGGTTGGCACCAGCGAACGCGGTCGGAGCATTGATGCCCGAGGTGTTCTTGATACCAGTCGGCTGGCCCGAGGAGCCAGAACCCTGCAGAGCGCCGTTATCGATGGCTAGTGCGATACCCGTTGCGAGATCGTTGCGGATGAGCGCTTCGATGTCGAGCGAGGATTGCATCATCATCAGGCGGGTGATGTCAGTGAAGGCCCCGAGGGTCTTCGGCGACATCGTGACCTGACCGAAGGTCGGCTCCGACTCGGAGGCAGCGCCACCTTCAGTCGAAATCCAGCCAGCGGTCGAAGCTGCGTTCTTGCGCGGAATCTTCACGTCGCCCTTGAGGCCCGACAGCATCGTTGCGCCAGCAGCCATCACGGAGGATGCGTTGCGAAGCACGTCAATGAAGTCGCCGCCACGGTATGCTTCAGCAACCATTGCCGAGTCATCCGAGGTGTTCAGGTCACGCTGGTTCCACGAACGCATAACGTCGGTCGGGATGTAGAGGCCCTGCGGGTCAACGCCTGCGCGCTGTGCAGCGGCAGCAGCAGCTTCGAACTCGAAGGCGGCGGCTTGCTGTGCGGCACGGTCGGTCGGGTTTGCCATCGCACGGACAGCGTTCATGAGCGAGAAGCGACGAACTTCTTTTTTGCTCATGCCGATGTCAGCGTCGTCGAGCGGCTTGGAGCCGATCACGTCCAGAAGCTGACCACGGAACTCTGCCAGCGAAACGCCCTTACGGACGGCTTCATCTGCCATGTCACGCTTGTTGTGCTTTGCTGCCAAGGTGTAGATTTCGGCAGTTTCTTTGGCGGCGGCGCGGGCTGCTTCGGCCTTTACCGCTTCCACGTCGATCTGAGTGTTCTCAGTCATTGTGATCTCCATAGTGGGAGTTGGTGTTTGGGGTTCAGCGGGCGGAACCTCTGCGGCACGACCAACGCCGACTGTCCTGTCAGCGGGGATCGAAACAACAGAAACTTCCATAGGCGTCCAAGCAGTGACCCGGTAGCGATCCCGGCCCTCCTTGTCCATTTTGTTGACTGCATAGCCAACGGAGATGTTCCCGCGAATATCGTCGAGAACATCGCTGTAGATTTCTTGAGCCAGTGAGCCTTTCCCAAAGCGCACCACGCCCCGTAGCCTACGGGTCGCGCTGTCGATCTCTACATCTTCCACCACGCCGATCTGCTGGCGCGGGTCATGGTCCAGCAGCAGCGGCATCCGACCGGAGCGTGCAAACTCCAAATCGATGCTGGAAGCGGCGTGGTCCAGAATTTCTTCGCCGAAATGACGCATCACAGGCTCTTCGCTGGAAATAGCAATGCGAACCGTGCGCTTCTCTTCGTCAACTACCTTGGCAGATGCACCCATTGCGCGGGTGGACATCTTTTCGCGGTCAAAGCGGAAGTCAGCCACAGTTACCTCTTCGGCGTCTGCGACTTCTTCTTTCACTTCATCTACGGGTGCATCCTGATGTTCAGACATGCCTTGGCCCTCACTTTCAGGAGCAACCATACCAGATTTTGTGTCGTCTTGCATAGATCGCTCCTTTCTTAGCCTTCATCCACCAAGTCAGCCGGAACAGGCTGCTTGTCGCCAAACGGCTCATAGGCCATTCTCAGGCCATATTGCGTAGCCATTTCCTTGTCTTGCTCAATCTGCTTGAACGTCTCTTCAGCATCGCGACCATAGGCCGCTGCAATGTCGCTGTGGCTCAGGATGCCGTTTTGGAGACCGACAACGGCGGCGTTCATCTCCTTCAGCGGATCGACCCACTGGAAGCCACGCGGGCGGAAGATAAACTCGCGGCTGAACTTCTCATACTTGCCAGCGCCAGTGATCG